CTGGCAGTTGGCACTGCACCTCTATTAACTTGAAAGCTAATAAGTAATGTCTTTGATTCTTTTTCTTTAATACTTTTTTCAGTGACTCGAAAGTCCAGGCATATTATGCATTAAAAATTAAAAAGAAAAACACATTCGGACATAAGATTATACTTCACCTACACCATCTTTCATTCTCTTGAAACAATTATTGTGTTTTCAAGAGCAATTGATCGCTCTGATGTAATTTATTAGAATAATCTTTCCTAGTCGTGTGTCTTTAAAAAGAAGACATACCATTTTACCTATTAGCCTCCTCTTCCCTTTGGTCTTTACTTACTATCGTAAAGAACCATTTGTATCCGAAAATACTAGACGGAAAGACGCAAGTCACATTTTGTTTGGTTATTTGGAACAGCATTGGTCCATTTCGATAATTTCAATATTATCTTGGGAAACACCAAAAAAGTTGGAAATGTTCAGGGTATCCGGAAACTGGGGACGCGGCTCAAAGCCTTTATCCTCCAGATCATCCAGATCTCCATATAGCTCAAGAGCTGTTGGAACACGTTCACCTTCTTCAGGTTTATAAAATAAAAATTTTCCCGATCCATCAAAGGAGGTATAAAAATTGGAAATCTCATTGAGATCCTCAATTGCTATATCTTCAATGCCGATATCCTCTCCAAATGGAGAGGGGTTTAAAGGATTTTTCCATTCTTGTAGTATCAATTTTGTTGCTACTTCAAGAGAAAGATTCCGTAAACGATCAGCCTGAGTTCGGGAAACACAAAGATATCTGGTTGTTAGAAAATTTGAAGGAGGAGCCATCCGTAAATCCCAATCAGGACTTCGAATTACTCCTCTCACTTGATCCATTACATTTTGAGAAAGCCTCTTAGGCAATATCATTTTGAACTGTTCAAGTTTTTTCAAAGAGAGATCTTCAAATTGAGGATCCTCTTTTCTAGCTTCAGACATTTGTGTTATCTTATGAAAAATTTGATCGTTGGTTCCTTGTCCTCTAAGGACACAATTCCCTTCTACCTGAAAAACAGGGGTTGCTACAATAGCAACAGGAGAATTCGGAACCATAGTAATTTGATCGAATTTCTTTAATAAATCATAAAGATAAATATATTTATTTCTGCCCATATCAGTCCGGATTCCTCGACCGGGTTGAAATGTATCAAGGAGGCCTAAGCCCCCGTGGTGTCGACTAAATGCTAGTGAACGAGCGCATTTGCGAAGTTCATTAACATTTCTCTTCAAGAAAATCTCAGTCGTTCGTTCTTCAGCACCCCAATAGAATTGGGATTCTGCAAAACAATAACTCAAGGTGGTTCCATGTCTTGTTTGACAGGAAACCTTACCGGAGTTTCTGAGTTCTCCATTGAAGAAGAGTTGAGAATTGATGGTACAAAAGTTTGAATCAATAAAATTTTTCCCAACTGATAAGGAAAGCCCCACTTGTGGAGCCCTTCCTTGCCAGTCAAGAATCTTTTTCTTGATTCCTCTTGCGACCACATCGTCACCATTTATGAGGTAAGAACCCACCTCGAAACCAGATGAAGATACAGCATAATCATTCAGGAAACATAAAAGCGGGAAGGAGAGTAAAGATCCCATGAGTTGTCCAGAAGTCTGGGTGCCCCTTTGGCCACCCGGATAGGAAATCTCATGAGGACTCACCTCCCATCGGACCCATTCTTTTGTAGGCTCATGTTCTATTTGAGAGAGAATTCCCTCAATAAGAGCATGTGTAACCTGCATTGGAAAATTGTCCGTTGCCGCTGTATAATCTCCTGATAGCCAAAGCTCCTCTTCATCCGAACCTTTATTTTCAGAATGTTCAAGGATATTCTGAACAACTTTCTCAATCCTGTAAATCCATGGAAGTGTTTCGCCCTCAAAATCTTCGAGGTCTTTAACACCATTGGTTAGACAGAATTGTGGTTGTTCAGAAAGATATTTCCAAAGAGCAATCTGAAAAGGTTGGAGAACTTTTGTATCACATTCCGCCGCCGTGATCATCCTTACCTTAAGTGGTTCGGGCAATGCAATTGCCTTCACCTGAGGTGGATGATTAGGTGGTTTCAGTGGAAAGTCAAGGGTACATGTATGGGAGTTCTTCCCCAGTTTTAAACGATCTTCGTTGATTTGAAGGTCCCAGAAGGGACCTTCTAAACGATGTAGGTTAAGACTGTGGGAGTAAACTTCCTGTGTCCAAGAATCGAAAAATGTATGTTGATGGAAATCCCACTTCTTCTGAAGTTCGATCTCCACATCTTGGAAGAATTGATAAAAGGTATAGGTCTTTACACGCCTTGTGGCTGTAAGCACCCGCATACCATGACGAAAATAATCGTCCTTTATCAAATCCTCCTCATACTGAATCTTCTCTTCCGGACAGTTACCTGAAAATTTTTGGCAAGCTGTCCAGTGGTGACTTTCAGTCAATTCACGTTTATCGTAGAAATGACGCTTGTTCTCCGTAAATGCGGATATGGGTTGGAAACGGTGGAACTTAATTTCCTTTCCTTCTTTTCGAAGAAGTAAAGGAAAATCAAAACGCCTCCAAAGTGCAATAGGATCCTCAATAATAGAGGCTCCTGATCCGTCCCTAGGGATAGATCCATATTGCATATTGGACGTTAGGATGATTATGGGGCTCCGGAAGAGGATCCCCTTATCTTTAAGTTCTGCCATGGGTAATTGATAATCGTTTAGAGAAACTAAAGTCATGAATTCAGCCAAATCATTTCGATTTGCTAAATCTTGACCGAAATCATCTAATACAACTACCGGTTGTCCATTGTATCCATCCCAGTGCTTTGTAGCACAAGACCTACTATAAACGAAGTCTTCTCTTTTAGCATTAGGATTTATGATCCTTCTTAGCTTATTGAGAAGATGATTTACAGTAGTAGTCTTTCCACATCCAGGTCTCCCAAAGAGACCAATAACGAAAGGTTCTAATCTCGTATGTTGTTTATCAACCATCATGTTGAGTATTGGGTGTCCGGAAAATCTTTTGATTGTTCCGTTCATCTCTAACCCTTGATAGTTTCCACCATCCTCCCGACTCCTTTCTACACAAGACCTTCCATTTGGAAGTTTTGTGGAGAAAGGATCATATAACTCGTTCACCCTTCTACCTACCTTTTGTCCATATTCGAACAATTCATCCAACATATCAGTTGGTACGTTAAGTACTTCTGATTCTGGACGGCAAAGAGAAGCTTGATGCTTCTCATATTGTTCTTTAATCATGTCCTCCCCGACAGGGGCGCACACAGATTTAGACTGGAGTAGATTGAAATAAAATTGAGTTCTCAGCTTTTTCTGGCCTCGTCTTTTTAAGACGTTGTCCAGTTTACGTTGAGCTAATGGAGGAAATAGGGCAATGGATTTATTCCGAAAGCCCTCTGGTAATTCTTGATCCATTTCCAAGGAAAAGGTTCCTGCGAGAGAGAGTTTGATCAATTTGACATACTCTTTCTCCGCTAAACCCTTTGGAAAGTTCCTTAAATAGTGGAGGATCAAGTAAAAACGACGAGAATGGGATGTAGCACATTTCTTACTGAAATACATCTGACCCTTTTTAAATCTCAAGGAAGTTGCAACAATCGTTTCTGATTGTTGTAAGTTCGAGAGATTCTTCCTTTTAAAGGAGGGAAAACGGGGGGATATATTCATGTTTGAACATGCTAAATCTACCGCATCCGAAAGACCGAAAATATGTCTTGTGCGGACCGGGTTCTTAATGTGATGAATGGTGATTCCGTTATAAGTGAAACCAAAGACAGAAAGTGGATTATTCCGCTCCATAAGACACCGTAAGGTGCGGAGCTGAACCACCCGAGTCTGGGATTCAAAATGACGACAGTTGGAAAGAAATTTTTTTAAATTTTTTATATTTTTTTCTTTTTTTCCTTCCTTCTGTAAACAATCACCAATTGTCACACTTTGCGAAAGTTTAAAGATCCTTTCTGGATCCACTATTAAACCTTCGCCAGTTTGTGCTGTTATAATAACCATACGTTCATTCGAGAAGATCTCGAATTTACGTACAAATGTGTCTTGCTTCGCCCAGAGGTCTGCATATTCCATTTGGAATAACATATCCTCTAGACTATTGCCTAGAACATCGAAAGATCTCACGTCTTTCCTATGCTCATTTTTTTTATTAAAAAAA